TTTTAAGCCCTTGGAGTACCACCACTGCCACACCCCGAGTACTCCACAACACTTCATCAACATACGGAGATACACCATGTACCCCAAATGGATCACACGCGCACCCGGAATCGGCCCTGTTCTCGTTCAAGACGAGAAGGAAGAGAAGCAACTTCGCGAGGACTGGGACGCTGAACAGCTCGCTCTTGCTGAAGAGGCTGCTGCTGAAGCGAAAGTTGCTGCTGTCGAGGCCGAGAAAGCTGCGAAGCTGGCTCTGGCAGGCAAGAACGGCAAGTAACCCCGATACCATCGGTATCTAAATGGCTGGTTTTGGGGCTGCAATGGCCCCAAACCATATGCCAGCCCCTAGGCAGGGTGCCAAAAACGTGCCTTACGATGTTTTTGCCCTTCGCCCCGACGTTTTAACCACATAGGAGGCTTACATGCCTGGACCAAACCCCTCAATCTTGAATACGCGCAGTGGGCAGAACGCCATTGTAGGCGGTGGAACGCAATTCGGCTGGGTCAGCGGCGATATCGCTGGCTTGGCTCTGTCTGCTACTGCTACCGCGATCTTCGACCTCGGCCCTAACTGGGACCAGTACAACGTCGTTCAGGTAGGCGTCGTGCCTGCTGGTCCGTCCAGTGGTCTGTCTGCCGTACAGGTGTTCAGCTCTGACGACGCTGTGTTCAGTGCAGCCACTGACGTACCGTTGAACAACGTATGGGCGACCACTTTCGGTGCTGTGTCAGCGGCTATCACCACACCCCAGACAAGTGGTTTCTCTCCGATGGGTCGGTACGTCATCGTGCGTGCTACCAACGCTGATGCTGTGAATGCTCAGGGTGCTGGCGCGTTCGTTCGTCTCTGCGCCTATCCGTTCGTATAACAGGAGCACCATATGCCCAGCGGAATCATCGTATCTGACCTCATAAGGTCGTCCATGCGCCTAATCGGTGCCATCGGCACTGGCGAGACCCCAACGGCTGACGAAGTCAACGATGGTCTGCTGGTGCTCAACGATATGTTGGAGAACTGGTCCACCGAAACCCTGTCTGTGTGGGGTTCCAGCAACCAGACCTTCAACACTGTTGCCAATCAATCCGTGTACACTATCGGACCGACAGGCAATTGGGTTACTACACGGCCTCAGGACATCGACGACGCCTACTGCAACTTCTCTGGCGTAGACTTCCCCATCAAGGTCATCAGCCAAGAGCAGTACAACGAGATCAACCTGAAGACGATGAAACAGCCCATCGTGGAGCGCCTGCTCTACGTGAACGAGTTCCCGCTGGGTATCGTCACTCTGTGGCCTGTGCCGACTGCTGCCATGCCGTTGACGCTGACCATGAACCGTATCCTGAGCTTCCCTGTTGCGTCCACCGACACGCTGACAGGGCCTCCAGGGTTCTTGAAGGCTTTGCGGTACTGTCTCGCAGTGGAGTTCGCTCCTGAGTTCGGTGTGGAAGCAAGCCCAACGGTTATCCAAGTGGCTGCTGATGCCAAAGGTGACTACAAGCGTGCGAATATCCCTCTTGCAGTGTCCAGCTATGACGATGCGTTGACTGTGCCCCAAGTGGCGCTCTACCAGCGAGGATACTGATATGGCTCAGTTCCCATTCATCGGTGGTAGCTACACGGCACGTAGCAAGAACTTCGCGGCTGAGCAGTGTATCAACCTGTACCCAGAGATCGGCAACCCCACTACCAAGTCGCCTGCTATGCTGGTGGGCACTCCAGGGAAGCGCTTGTGGTTGAACTTGCTGGGTGGCAACATCCGAGGCATGCTGAAGTTCAGCTCCGTGTTGTCCCTCGTGGTGTGTGGGTCGAACCTGTACCGTGTGGTTCCGGGTGCAGTGTCAACACTCGTCGGCACTCTAGACAGCGCTTCCACCCCTGTCAGCATGGCGAGCAACGGCACGCAGGTGATGATTGTCACTGGCTCCAATGGATACATCTACGTCCCTAGTACCAACGCTCTGGCACCGATCGTAAGCGCTGCCTTCACAGGTGCCGACACGGTGCAGTTCATCGACGGTTACTTCGCCTTCAACAAGACGGGTACAGGTCAGTTCCAGATCACCCAGCTCTACGGCACTAGCATCGACCCGTTGGACTTTGCCACTGCTGAAGGTGCTCCAGACTTACTGGTGTCTCTGCTGGTGGACCATCGTGAAATCTGGCTGTTCGGCGAGACCAGCACGGAGGTCTTCTACAACAGCGGCAACGCTGACTTCCCGTTTGAGCGTATCAACGGTGCGTTCATTGAGCAGGGTTGTGCAGCGAAGTTCAGTCCTGCCAAGCTGGACAACACCGTGTACTGGCTCACCTCTGACGAGCGTGGCTTCGGTACTGTGCAGCGTGCAGAAGGCTACCGTCCTCAGCGCGTGAGTACACATGCTGTTGAGTACGCTATCAGCCAGATGTCTCGCATCGATGATGCTGTGTCGTACACATACCAACAGGAAGGCCATAGCTTCTACGTGCTGAACTTCCCCACTGCTCAGCAGACGTGGGTGTTCGACGCAGCTACCAATCTGTGGCATCAGCGTGCGTGGCGTGATCCATCCAACGGAGCACTGAAGCAAGACCGGGCGATCTGCCAGATGGCGTTCGCTGGCGAGACCATCGTGGGTGACAACCTGAATGGCAACTTGTACATCCTCGACTTGGACTACTTCACTGACGCAGGTGCTCCTATTGCACGTATCCGAGCTTGTCCGCACCTGAACGATCCTGACTACCGTTACCAAACCTTCCACGCTCTGCAAGTTGATATGCAGACTGGCGTAGGGCTTACCACTGGTCAGGGCAGCGACCCCAAGGCCATGCTTCAATGGAGTGACGATGGTGGGTACACTTGGAGCAACGAGCTCTGGGCCTCTATCGGCAAGCTGGGTGAGTACCTGTCCCGTGTGCGCTGGCGTCGACTGGGTCGTAGTCGGGACCGAGTGTTCCGTGTTACAGTTACAGACCCTGTACGAGTCGTGATGATTGGTGCCAGCGTGCAAGTCTCAGTAGGTGTGTCATGAGCAACTTCATGCCTCCTCGGGTGCCACTGGTGGACCCCAACACGGGTATGGTGACTCGTCAGTGGTATCTGTACTTCCAAGGGTCTGACCCGGCTGCTGCGACTGCTGTTGTCGTGGGTGCATCACCGTTCACCTACGTGCCTTCTGATGTTGGTAGTGTGGTGGTGCGTGGTGGTACTGTCAGCCTCATCGAGATAGTGCGCAAGGGTATCGCGGTGAACGTGGGTGTGACTGCTGGCATAATCCCTATCGCACGTGGTGACCAGCTCCGTATAACCTACACGGTGCTGCCAACAGTAACGTTCCTCGGAGGCTAGCATGAACGACGTAGCACTGATAACTGAGACGATGCACCAGCTGACTGCCAAGGGCATCGAAAGCGCTGAGGTAGCCATGCTCTCCATGGAGCAGGCTCCCTGCCCTGTGAACCACTACTTCGGTCCAGGCATATACATCCGTGAAGTGTCCATGAGTGCTGGCCTGTTTGCCATAGGACATAGGCAGACCCAAGAGCACGTGAACATCATGCTCAAGGGACGTGTGCTCATGCTGCAGGAGGATGGTTCTACCACCGAGTTGACAGCTCCGTTGATGTTCACTGGCAAACCTGGACGCAAGATGGGGTACATACTGGAAGACGTAGTGTGGCAGAACATCTACGCCACAACTGAGCGTGATGTGCAGGTGCTCGAAAGCGTGTTCCTGGACAAGAGCGCAGCATGGCAAGACCTCAGCGCTCGCCAGCTAGCAGCACAGTACCAAGAGCACGTAGCTGACCGGGACGACTTCCAGCGCATGCTCAACGAGTCAGGCTTTACAGCACACACGGTGCAAGAGCAATCCGAGAATATGTCTGACCAGTGCCCCATGCCACAAGGGTCATGGAAGGTGAAGACAGGCCAGTCGCCCATACAGGGCACAGGCATATTCCTGACTGCTGACGCTGAGGAAGACGAAGTGCTTGGACCAGCACGAATCATGGGCTTGCGTACTCCTCTAGGCAGGTACACGAACCACTCGCCAAACCCTAACGCATGTATGGTGCTACGCTACAACGGGGACATCGACCTCGTCACGTTGCGTGCGGTAAAAGGATGCGCTGGTGGCTCCGACGGAGATGAGGTGACAATAGACTACAGGCAGGCTCTCTCCCTATCAGGGGTGGTCTGTTCAACCATAGGAGAACTCACATGAGTGGAGTAGCAACAGCGATAGTAGGTTCCGCCGTCATTGGCGGCATGATGAACAAGAGCGCTGCTAGTAGTGCAGCCGATGCACAGGTACGTTCGACTGAAGCAGCCAACGCTACACAGCTCGAGATGTTTAACCAGAACCGAGCTGACCAGAAACCGTGGCGTGATGCTGGTATCACAGCTCTCGGACAGATCACAGCGGAGACAGGTGCTGGTGGTGACTTCAACCGAGACTTCACCCTTGCAGATTTCACAAAGGACCCAGGATATGACTTCCGGTTACAAGAAGGCCAGCGTGGTCTGGATGCGAGTGCGGCTGCTCGTGGTGGTGCTCTCAGTGGTGCAGCTATCAAAGGCTCCACACGGTACAACCAAGACTATGCCTCTGGTGAATACCAGAACGCCTACAACCGATTTAACTCTGACCGCACAGCACGGTTCAACCGTCTCTCCTCGCTCGCAGGAGTCGGCCAGACTGCAACCAACCAAGTGAACGCTGATCGTACGTCGACAGGCGCTACGATCTCCAACAACCAAGTCGGTGCAGGTAACGCTCAGGCCAGCAGCTACATCGGGCAGGGTAACGCGATGAGTGGTGCAGCAAGCTCGCTCGGTAACTTCGCCATGAGCAAGTACTACATGAACAACATGCCGAACTACGGTGGCGCAGGCGTGACGCCTGGAGCTGGTGTTCAAGGTGGATGGGGCAGCACTGGCTCTGCTCCTATTTACGGTTGAAAGGAAACATAACATGCCAGTAGATTCTTCCATCGCAATGTCGGGTCGTCAGTTCCAGATGGCTGACCCGCTCGAAGTACAGAGCAAGGTAGCCACACTCGGCCAGCTCGCAGGCCAGCAACGTCTTCAGCAGATGCAAATCGAGCAAGCGCAACGCAGCCAGGACCAGGAGAACACGCTCGCTGATCTGTACAAGGGTAACGTCAACCCCGACGGCACTGTCAACCGTCAGGGTGTGCTCGCAGGTGCTGCTCAGCGTGGTCTGGGTTCCAAGATTCCCGGTATGCAGAAGCAGTTCGCTGACGCCGATAAAGTAACGGCTGACGTAGGCCACACGGGTGCTCAGACCAAAGACCTTGAGTGGAAGGTGCAGAAGGGCAAGCTGGAAGCCTCTGGCAACGCGCTGAGCTCTCTGTTATCCAACCCCAACGTGACGCACGACGACGTGATCGGAACGATGGTGGGTCTGGTGAACCAAGGTATCGTAACTCCTGAGCAAGGCCAACAGGCTATCCGTGAGTTGCCTGGAGACCCCGTGCGTCTGCGTCAGTACCTCGTGCAGAAGGGTATGGAGAACGTGGAGGCAGGCAAGCGCATGGAGATGATGGCACCCAAGCGTACTGAGGTCAACGATGGCAAGACCACATCGTTCGTTGATACGAACCCATACACAAATCCTCAAGGGCCTGCACCCATCAAGATGCAAACCACTCCAGGCCAGGACCAGAGCAACGCAACTACGGTGCGTGGTCAGAACCTTGTCAACGCACGGGCAGTGGACGCCAACGGCATTGCACAATCAGCAGCACGCACGCAGATCGTGGAAGGCCCAGATGGGTTCGTGCTCGTGGACAAGGGCACTGGTCTGGCTCGTCCTGCTGCCACGATGAACGGTAAGCAGGTAGAAGGCAAGAACAACGGCCTGAATGACGTACAGTCCAAGGCACTGTTGTTCGGTTCCCGCATGCAATCGGCTGAGAAGATTCTGGGTGAGATGTCTGACCAAGGCACGGTGCGTCCTTCGGTGATGAAGGGTGTCGTCGAGAAAATCCCATTGGTAGGTGGTGCTGCTGGTGCTGCTGCCAACAACCTATCCACGCCTCAGCAACAGAAGGTCGAGCAAGCTCAGCGTGATTTCATCAATGCTGTGTTGCGTCGTGAATCTGGTGCTGCCATCGCTGAGTCTGAGTTCGAGAACGCTCGGAAGCAGTACTTCCCAGCTGTAGGTGATTCACAGGCGACCATCCAGCAGAAGATGCAGAACAGGCAGTTGGCAACGAAGGGCATCCTAGCTGAAGTGCCTGCCAAGCAACGCAACTCTCTCGACCCCTCAGCAGGCGGTGACGCTGGCGGTATGCCAGACG